TGATGTGCTTAGGAATCTCCCGGCAGGCTATTTTCACTGTTGCGTGACTTCCCCACCCTATTTCGGACTCCGTAGATATGAAGGCGGGGATGAGATATGGGGTGGTGATGAGGATTGCGGACACGAGTGGGGAGACGAGGTTATCCGTAGAGACAGAGGGGTTGCTAAGGGTAATTCGGCTGTTGTTGGCAATCAACGCCGTGAAGTTAGTGGGGTCGAGACAAAGCAGGGATGCACCTGTTCTCTCTGTGGTGCTTGGAGAGGCCAGTTAGGGGGCGAACCGACACCTGAACTTTACATCCAGCACTTAATACAGATAATGCGGGAAGTCCGCCGTGTGTTGCGCCCGGACGGAGTTTTCTGGCTCAATATCGGGGACTCATACGCGACTCATGCTAGTGGTGGGAAGGGTTACGCTCACAACTTCAGGGCGCCCGAGGTGGCCATTCACGAGGGTATTGGTCAGCCGAAGCCAACAGCCGGGTCTATGGGGATGAAGGAGCTTGACATGATGCTCATCCCCGAGCAATTAGTCCTTGCTGCTCGCGCTGACGGATGGTATGTTAGGAGCGTATTGATATGGGCGAAAGGAGTGTCTTTGTCCGATGAGTATAACGGGAATCCTATGCCAGAGTCGGTTAACGGGACCAGATGGGAGAGGCATAGGGTATCCCGTTGTCCCCAATGTGGTGCTTATTCTTCGTTTCGTAAGCGTGCTTGTAAGGAGTGTGGGTGGAGGAAGCCAGCTAATCGTGGGGAGACTGAGGCTTGGCGAGCCGAGACTAGTCAACAGGAGCATGACTCAGACGGTGGCTTTGTGTCAGATTCATTCTTCGTAGATTGTCCTGGATGCCCCAAGTGCGAGAAGAACGGCGGATATGTCCTCCGTAAGGGTTCGTGGAGGCCTACCGACTCCTACGAGCATATCCTGATGCTCACTAAGACCAAATCCTATTTCTGTGACAGGGAAGCGGTGTTAGAGCATGGTGTCTACCCCGCTGGCGAGTCTCGGGCTGGGGGCAACGGACACAAGTCTCTTGGTGCTGGAAGCAGGACTACCGAGGGGCTACATAACAAAGACTGGAATGGGAATGGGGGTCGCAACCTCCGTTCGGTGCTAGCTGTCCCGACGAGCCCGTTCAAGGGCGCGCACTTCGCCGTATATCCGTCTCGCTTGATAGAGCCTCTCATTAAATCAGCTACCTCCGAGAAAGGTTGTTGCCCGAAGTGTGGTGCCCCGTGGGCAAGAGTAATTGACAAGGGATTCACGGCACACGATGGAGATACAGACAGCCAGTACCAAGTCGGGACTACCGCCAACCGCCTTGCCTTGCTTAAACAGGCATCAAGGGAGCAGGGTGGCGAGTATGCTAACCAGTCCAGTACTATTGGCTGGCTCCCCACCTGTGAATGCGGTATACGGGAAACTGAGCCGTGTCGTGTCCTTGACCCGTTCGCTGGCGCGGGTACGACTGCTCTAGTCTGTGAACGCCTCGGGCTAGACTCCATCGGTGTAGACACGTCCGCCGAGTATATCGCTCTAGCCGAGGCCCGTATCGCCGAAGACGAGCAGAAGCGCATAGACGAGCAGATAAAGCAACTCAGGAAAGAAGCCAAAAGAGCAAAGTAATGGAAATCCCAGAAAAAGTAGCGCAAATTCAATCCTATACTCAACTCAAGTCCGAGCGCGCCGAGTTGGAGAAGCAAGTCAAGCGACTCCGTAAACAGTTATCGAGCATGGAGACCGAGTTATCCAGTCTCCAGTCCCAGGAGCGGGAAGCCCTATCCCGTGTAGACCAATCTATGCTCATTGAGCGTAGTTCAATCAAGACCATCAATACCCTGCTCTCTAGTGTTAGTTCTATCCGCACTTCGCAAGGTGAATTCCCTGTTGGGTGTGCCGTTATCCAGTCAAGTAAGAAGAGGCTACAGCTCAGTATCGTGTTCTCCCGGCCGCTTTTTTCTGGATGGCGAACAGAGACACCTCACAAGAGTTGGCAGATGTGTCCACTGCGACTGGATACCCCTGAACCCCCTGATGAGAACCATATTCCTGAATATAAGTCGCTAGTAGAACAGGATATGGATTTGTCTTGCTGGGAGCAGGTAGGTGGCGAGTTGCGGCTGTGGAGTAATAATGGCTCTGGGGTATTGGTATTCACTCTGCAATGTGGATAACTATAGTTATGGGTGTCTAGTTAGATAGTCTTGACAAACCTCTACCAGTATGATATACTCGTAACTGTCCTGTAAATCAAGTCTAGCAGGATAATCTGAGCAGAAGGAGGGAGAAGCAAAGAAGCATGTATCATGTCGGCCTAGCCCTTACCGATGAGCAGGTCTGGCAGCTCAAGCAACTGGCTCTGGCTCGTCGCTTAGCGGTCAAGGACTTGGTCACCGCCCTTGTGGTCAGGGAAATAGGGGACCACGAAAAAGAATCAGGAGAACAGAAGGAGGAGACAAAAAAGTAAATGGGAGTATCAATCAGGCCAAGTGAATTTGTCGAAGGGGGAGCGGTACCAGTAGACCGGAACCTGCTCTGGAAAGAGTGCCGGTTTGCCAACTTCGACTACACCAAGAAGGATGGCACGGTGGTAGCCAGTACTGTGTCGGCCAAAATCGTTTACCAGGACGATGAAGGCACCGAGTATACCCAGCACTACAGCGCTGGCGACCCGAATCGCTTCCAGCCGTCCAAAGACGGCAAGACCCTTGAGGCACTTACGGAATCTACGAACCTGAGCAAGTCCAGCAACTACTACATCCTGATGAACGCTCTCATCAACGCCGGGTTCCCGGAGAACAAGCTGGGTGAGGACATCTCCGTGCTGGATGGTCTCTACACGCACAACATCGGTATTCCTGAGCCCAAGAGGGCAGGTCTGGTCCGTGAAGCCCCTGCCGAAGGTGCGCGGGCACGGGTCATCTCCGTCCCTGACAGCATCATCAAGCTCCCGTGGGAGAACAAGGGTAAGGGAACGACAAAGAAGGTCAAAGACACTGCTGCTCCTGCCGAGGAAGATGCCGGTGACGCCGAGGCCGATGCGCTGATGATGGTTACCGAGATGCTGGCTGATGCCGACATGGTTACCCGTCAACAGGTAGCAACCAAGGCCATCCGCTCCAAGAACCAGCCGATAGCGAAACTGGTATTCAGCCCGAAGTTCGCCGAGGTGTTGACCGCGAATGGGTTCTCGCTGGACGGCGAGGAAATCTCGGCGGGAGGGTAATCCGTAGAGCAGGGAGGTGAGACTTGGATTTCAAGGTAACTGCCAAACGGTACGGGGATAGCGTCAAGTTCGCAGTAGAAGCAGACGACACGAAAGGTGCGCTGCAAGCGGCTAAAGCCGAGGCGAACGACATATTCGGATACCGTACTGGAGACGCAGGTGCTCCGACTGTATCGGTAGAGCCGATAGCTGACAAGGAGTAGTGTTGACAACTGAATAAGTAGACCGAAACTAGGGGGGTGTATAATTCCCCTAGTCCCAAGATGAGGTCTTGGCTGATGAGGTCGTAAGGTGTTGACAAAGCTGTGATAAGGCTAATTTTACTGAGTAGCTTGCTGGTGTCCCGAAGTGGAACTATCGGTCGCTCTGGAGGCTGCGCCTGATAATGCAGGGTGGCATGAAGGAGACGGTGAGAATGGCCGAGCCAGCAAGAACACCGGAGTGGGGTGGAGTCGCGCAGTACAATAGAGCTGTCTCCAGTGCACAGCCCCACTCCGGTAAAGGGAAGGAAGAACACATGCCAAGAATCGAAACCAGACAGAAGATTGAAGTCTATAGTCTATGAGGTTGAAAGGCGGAAGGAGACATAGTTGAAAGTCTTACTTGATGAACCAATAGACCTTGAAGAGGTAGTTAATCTATGTCGTGTTGGCATGAAGCGCAAACCACCAGAACCCCGCAATCATCAGGCTTGGCACGTGAGCAACCTGCTCCAGTCTGCTCACCTGATAGCAAAGGGGGATGTCCGATACCATGAATACGAGGGCAAGGTTAAGGGCATAATGTCTCTTGGCTCCCTCTGGGAATTGATGGTAGACTGCTACCTCGCCGACTATGCTGTCCAGCACGGCGGTTTCTACTCCCCGGATGTGGAAGGTACTAAGGACGACATTCTGGGGTCGCTGGATGGCATTATGTGGCTTCCTGACCTGGGCTGGCTGGTCTGTGAAACCAAGTTGCGGTTCACACTGAACCAGGAGATACCTCTATCACATCTTCAGCAGGTTAGGGCCTATTGTCATCTGGCAGAAACCAACTTGGTGTGCTACGTGTCGGGTCATATTACCAGCCGACCCCCGACTGCGGAAGCGTCCATGCGGATTATCAGGTTGGCTGAGCAAGGTATACAGGAGACTTGGCAGGGGATATTGAACACGAAGGGATATCTAATCGGGCAGGGATGCCACCCAGAAGGAGCATCAAATGGCAAATAGACCTACCACAGACCGAGTAGCCCCAACACCTCTACTACCAGGCGATTTGCTGGCAGAGGAGGCTGGCAGAGAGTTTATCCTCATTGGTGGCAAGGACGGGGTAGGCAAAACCTCTGCCCTTGTCTCAATCGCAATGGTGGTGAACGGCAAGGTGGATGACCTGGACGGCTGTGTCATCTTCAACCCAGCCGCCAAGGTCTACGTCCTGGACACAGAGCACAAGTTCGCCAGTGTGTATCGGCAGTTCGGGAACAATACCCCCGACAATATAGTCTACTACTACTGCCAGAATATGGATGAACTCTTAGCGGCGTTCGGTTGTGTCCTGCGTGATATCCATGCCGGGGACTGGATTATGGTGGAAAGTGCTGCCCGGATATGGGAACATGCTCAAGACCTTGCATACCGAGAGGTGTCTGGTCTGTCCAAGGCGGAGTTCCTGGCAAAACGCAGGGAAGTTGAGGGTAAGAAGGGTAGCCCGATACCGCAACCCGACCATTTCTGGAACATCGCTAAGTCCGCCCACGACGCAGAGTTCGTGCAGGTGCTAGTAGCAAGAGACGATATCAACGTGGCTGCAACCACGATTGTCGCCAAGCCACCGAGGGAAGCCCCGAACCGCAGCGAGAATGTTGACCGCAAGGCGTTGCGTGCAGAGTTCGGTCTGGATGCTGGCTTGGGTGGTGCTCCCACGCTTCCGTATCAGCCTGAGACGCTGGTGTTGCTGGACCGTATCCGTGGGTCGGTGAAGGCGAGTGTGTTGCGGGATAACAACTCGGTTCTGGATAATGGCGCGGTAGACTTCTGGGTACCTGACAGGAAGTCTTTTGGCCTGGAGTGGATGCGGAACTGTCGGGTTGCACCGGAGGATGAGGAATAGCTGATGGGGGAGAAGTATAAGGTCATCTACGCCGATCCCCCTTACACCTTCCGAAACAAGCGAACAGGCGGTTCTATGTCTAGTGGGTCGGCGAGCCAGTACCCTACGATGTCTCTTCGAGAGTTGTCCATGCTCCCAGTGCCATTGATTGCTGACAAGGATAGCGTCTGCTTTCTCTGGGCTTCGGTCGCCCTATTACCTGACAGCTTCTCCCTGCTGTCCGCTTGGGGGTACAAGTATAAAACAGCCCTGTTTTGGCGGAAGATAATGTCGTTGGGAATGGGCTATTGGTTCAGGGGTCAGGTGGAAATGTGTTTGCTCGGAGTTCGGGGTAAGGTCAAAGCATTCCATATCCAGAAGTGCAACTTTGTGCAGTCTAAAGTCCGCAAGCATTCACGGAAGCCGGACGAAGTTCGGGAGTTGATAGATATGACCGGTTTATCCCCGAAGTTGGAACTGTTCGCCAGAGGGCAGACTCCGGGTTGGGATGCTATGGGGTACGACATAGACGGCAAGGATATTCGTATTGCTCTTGCTGAGAAGATAGCGGAGTTTGAGGAATGAGTGATATTGTCTTTGATTTCTGGGCTTGCCAGCGCCCTCTCACTAGGAGGTGGGGTTCGGGTCAAGTATTCACCCGTCTTTCCAGCAAGTTCGGGAAGCCAGATTGTGCTTTCGGCAAAACCGACAATATTCCTGAAGATACTTTCTACGTTGACTTAATCAATGGCTTTGATTGGAAGCATCTCCCCTTTGATGATAATGCTTTTGAGTTCGGGTACTGGGATCCGCCTTATGACAAGCTATACAAGCAGGAAGGTCAAGAGATATGGCGTTGTTGTAAGCGGATAGCCATACTTCACACCCATATTTGGCCTCGTGCTTGGTTAGAAGGGGCTATCCGCGAAGGGATGGTGGCTATTACGATGGGGCCGATGAAGCAGATAAGGTGCTTGCAGGTATTCAGGAAGAAGTTATGATATACACGTCCGATTTGCCTAACGACCAAGACCTCATCAAGGCACTAGGCTCTATGGCTATCCCTGTCAACCTGTTCACGGACGCCTGCTTCAGCTCCGTAGATGGCAAAGTGGTAGCGGTAGAGCGGAAAAAGATCGGTGATATGGCTTCTTGCGTATTATCGGGTCGTTTCCTGTTCCAGATGCAGAATTGCAAAGAAGCCGGGGCGGATTACCTCGTCTTGATCCTTGAGGGGCGATACCGCCGAAACCCCGAGGACGGCTTGCTCGAAGTTCCGGTCTGGGTTCCTTTCGTGAATGCCGGGGGGTATCACAAGAGACGGGAAGAGTGGCAACCGGTAAAACCGTCAATGATGTTTGGCAGGTTTGACCAATATCTCATCGAGCTATCCAGAGACGTGGGTATCATTGTCAAGCACACTGAGAACGTCCGAGGAACTGCTGACACTATCCTTGCCTTGTACCAGAACTTCCAAACACCGCCCGCCCAGCACCAGTCTCTTAATCAGCTATTCAAACCAACTGCCCCATCCGTCCAGCTGGTAAAGCCGAGCCTTGTCCGCCGTATTGCTTCCGAGCTGCCGGGACTGGGATGGGAATGGAGCAGGATTGCGGCAGATAAGTTTGAATCGGTTAGGGAGATGGTGTCTGCTGATGTGAATACTTGGGCAGGTATGGAGAAACTGGATAGCGGGGGCAGGAGAAGGAAGCTGGGTAAAAAGACAGCGGAGAGAATAGTCCGTTCGTTGGGAGGAGGTGATAAAGGCGATTAGGGGGCTGCTAACCCTGCTGGCGAGCAACGCTGGGATAAAAGCTAAGGAGGAACAAAAGTGGAAAAGAGGCTACTATATTGCTTGTTGGCGGTGACTCTTGTGCTGAGTCTCGCCGGGCTTGCTGGATGTGATGGTATCTCGGAAGACGAAGTGGATGAGTATGTTGACCAGTACGTCTCACAACACGCAGATATCCTGAAGGGTGACAAGGGTGATAAAGGCGAACCTGGGGTGCCGGGACCCAAGGGTGACACCGGCGATGTTGGGCCAGAAGGTCCGGTCGGTCCACAGGGGTCTGCTGGCCCTCCTGGAGATATTGGACCAGTCGGCACACAAGGACCTCAGGGTGAGGTAGGCCCTCCCGGACCCGCTGGGCCTGCTGGACCCGCTGGAATTGCCGGGAGTCCTGGCGCACCTGGCCCGCAAGGTCCTCAGGGGATACCTGGCTCGGTAACCCTGTCGTCTTACCGCAACATGGTACAGAGTGGCGCACTGCGCTTGCTGGAGATGCAGAATACAGATGGCGGCTGGGACTGGGGAGACATGTTGGGTAAGTCCCCGTCCAATAACCCATCCCCCAAGAACACCGTTGGTGTGACTGCTCTCGGTCTTGTGCGTGCCTACGACCTTACAGGCTATGATGGGTTCCTTGATGCAGCAATTCTATCCGCAGACTATATTACGGCAAACATCAATGCAGGTGAACGTGTGCGCGGTCCGGACATGACTTTTCTCGCAGAACTCTCTACCGCCTCCGGTGACCCATCCTATCTTGCAACAGCACAAGCAGGCTGGGCAAACGTTCTTGCCAACCCTGCATGGTCATCCGATGGGACAGCCACGGAGTTCGGGAACTATATCATTTCTGTCCGTACTGGCCAAGGTATCCGGCAACTTGCTGCGTGGGACATCAACCTGTATGTAGTCGGACTCACTGCTATTGGTGAGGCAGGCGCTGCAGGAGAGCTTGCTGCTGTGGTAAACACGTTCACACTTGACCCGTCCGAAGACTACTACTCGTTTGCGCTTTCCGGTGTAATCGAGACATACACTATTACCGGACAGTATACGGACGATGTTCCAGCTCTGGTTACAGCATTGCTGGGGTTGCAGGAAGCGGATGGCGGTATCGGTGGCGTGCAGTCTACTGCCTATGCTGTTATGGCACTTAACCGCTGTGGCGAGGATGCCACCGACCTTGCAGACTTTTTGTACTCTGCACGAACCCAGGCAGGTGGCTGGATGGGCGTGGAAGGCGAGTACACCGAGGCCGATTCGGAATGTGTCGTCGCACTCTCCTGTCTTTTGCCTTGATGCCCAGTATGCATTTTAGGTGATTCCTTTACCGAGTCCCTCAGCGGTGGCAAAGTTGAGGGACTCTGATAAGGGAGTCAGCCGTTGTGTAATCAACGGACAAGGCTCTCCACTTGGTTCAGGAGGAACTAGAGGAGGTACCGAAAATGGCTATCTACAACCAAGAGCAAGGATTTCAGTCAATACTCAACGCAGCACTGGGAGAGTACCAGTCTAGGGGCTTTCGCTTGGTAGACCCTGATGACCACTGCCTGTACCTCTACTACCAAGATGAGTGGATAGGGGCATTTAGCCAAGGTGGAGCGACTATTCCGGTTATCCACGAAGCCTGCCAAGGGCATTTGGAGTTCCTGAATGCCAGCTAATCACCATTACAACCACCCTGCTCCTGTACTCCCTCCCGCTGACTCACTCCCTTTTCCAGCGAATCTTATCGTGGGTTGCTCGGAGTGTGGGTTGCGGGACGGGTGTACCAGACCCGTGCCGGGTGAGCACACCGACAGGCACTGCGACGTTATGCTGGTAGGGCAGAATCCCGGGTTCAACGAGGATCGTGAGGGTCGTCCATTTATCGGCCAGGCTGGGAAGTATCTTGATTCCCTTTTATTCCAGTGTGGCATCTCACGGGAGTCCGTTTGTATCACGAATATCGTTCATTGCCTGACTCCGAATAACCGCCAGCTTCGTGCTGATGAAATTCGAGCCTGCTCCCACTGGCTGGACATGGAGCTGGATATAGTCCAGCCCCAAATCGTGGTTGCTATGGGTGCTCCTGCTATCGCTTACTTTCTAGGCAAAAATGCAGGGACGGTAGAGCACCTGCATGGCAAGCCTGTTGGGAAAGACGGGCGAATAATACTCCCTGCTTACCATCCTGCTGCTGCTCTCCGTGATACTGCTAAATTGCGCCAGTGTCAAGATGACTTTCAGGTGCTTCGTGGTCTGGTCAGGGGTCGGGACTGGCGGGAGTACCATGTTGAGGACGAGTACCCGGAACCTGTATATCGGGTAGTGGATACGCCTGAGTTGCTGGACAAGATGGTAGCAGAGGTTGCCGAGACCGGAGAGTTTGCGGTAGACACTGAAATCTGTCGCGGCAAGTTCTGGAGTGTCCAGATATCGGCTAAACCGGGGACTGCGTGGTTTATCCCTATCCCCAGCGACTTCAAGGGTAAATACGACCTTACTGACTTGCCGGGAACTGCTATTGTTCATAACTACTTGTTTGACATCAATTACTTGGATATCCGTGAGGATGATTTCGTGGATTCTATGACTCAGGCCTATCTCCTGGGCCAGCCACAAGGCTTGAAGGAACTCACCAGTCGGTTATGTGGCATCCAGATGGTGAATTACAGGGAAATGGTGCGGCCGGGGCAACAGGATATATCTCTCGACTATCTCCTGAAGGCGTCTGGTATGGAGTGGCCTGACCCGCCGACTATTGAAGAGACCAAGTGGGATAACAAGAAGGGTTGCCTGACTACCAAGACCAAGAAGCCGTGGCACATATCCCGCAAGATTAGAAGAATACTGGATGACTTTGGCAAGGATGATACCACTGACCTGTGGGATAGGTGGCGGAATATCCCTGCTGAAGAACGGGCCGTCGTGGAGGATGTGCTGGGGGCTATGCCAGAATCCTCACTGGCGGATATTCCGTTTGAGGACGCATTGTCCTACAGTGCCAGAGACGCAGATGCAACGCTCAGGGTTTACCACAAGCTCAAGAAGATGATTACCGATGCCGACTTGGACTTTATCCAGTATCTTGACCTCAGTGTTCTCCCGCAGGTCTATGAGATGATGCGGAACGGGATGACCGTAGATATTCCTTACCTCAAGGAACTATCCAGTTACTATTCCCAGAACATGGAAATCGCTGCTGGTCTTGCCTCTGCCAAAGTCGGTCACCCATTTAACCCTAATTCTAGCAAGCAGGTAGCAGAGGTAGTTTATGGTGAACTCGGTTTCAAGCCGACTAGAAAAACTGCTACAGGACTGATCAGCACCGATGATCAGGAACTGAAAAAGGTTGAGCATCCTGTTATTACCGACGTTCTGGAGTACCGGCGGAACCTGAAAAATAAGTCTACTTTCGCTGATGCTTTAGTGGAAAATGCTATCCCCCACCAGCAGGGTAAGGATACTGTCTACCGTGTACATACTACTCTCAAGACAACTAGAACAGAAACAGGTAGGCTGAGCTCGGCAGACCCTATCAATCTACAGACGATGCCAGTTCGGTCTGAAGATGGTAAGAAAATTCGCAAGGGTTTCAGGGCATCGCCAGGGTACAAGCTCTTGGCGGGGGACTTCTGCCTTGCCCCTGGTACTAGAGTGCTGACACTGGATATGCAGTGGCTGCCGATAGAATTGCTAGTTGTGGGACAAAAGCTAGTTGGTATGGAGGAGTTAAGACCAGGAGCGAAGAGACAGAGGCGTATGTATCCGACAGAGGTAGTTCGTGTAGGTAGTAGAGTTGCACAGAGTTATCTTATCGTCATGGCAGACGGTAAGTCTATAATTGCTAGTGCTGAGCATCCTTGGTTGGCTGTTAATAGAAGGCTTAACAGAAAGCTAGTAGGGCTAGCCGAGGATGAGAAGGCTACGGGTACTTATGAATGGACTTTAACTAGGAACTTAGAAGTTGGGGATGATTTGTGCAAGCTAACCGACCCTTGGGAGGTAGATAACTCATGGAGTGCAGGTTACTTAGCAGGTGCATTTGATGGTGAAGGATGCTTGAATAACCATCGTGGAAGCATATTGTCTTTCAATCAGAGGCCAAATCCTATGCTATTGAGGGTGTTGCAGGAAGCAGGTAATAAGGGGTTCAAGTTCCATAATCCACTAATGGATAATAGGCTACAGAAAACTGGAGGCTTCCCTAGAAGCCATAAAGATGTTTGCTTTACATGGATTTGTAATTCTAATGATATTATGCGTTTTCTTGGTATGTTCCGTCCCCCACGACTACTTAGTGATATTGAGAGGACAGTTACTGGGAGAGTGCCTGTATCTAGTAGGGTTCCCGTAGTGGGTATAATGCCTATAGGGGAGCAAGAAGTAATTAGCCTAGAGACTACTACTCATACGTTTGTGGCTGAAGGCTATTTTACTCACAATAGTCAACAGGAGATGCGTCTTCAGGCCCACGAAGCCAAATGTGAGAACCTGTTGACTGCTTATCAAAACGAAGTGGATGTTCATACCCTGACTGCATCACGGATATTCGGTGTGCCGATGGATATAGCCGAGCAAGCCAAGTATAGGTACCCTGCAAAGACTTTGAATTTTTCAGTTATCTATATTGTTTCTGCCAGAGGGCTGTACGAGAACATCCACGAGCAGGCGCTGGACATTATCGTGGATGGCAAGCCACTGGATGTATCCGAGTGGACGGAGGACTCCTGCCAGAGGTTGATTGATGACTGGTATAGGCTGAACTGGGAAGTAAAGGACTGGCAAATGGAGAAGATTGCCGAGGCTCGACGGTTTGGTTATGTGAGGGATATCTTTGGACGCATACGGTACATACCGGAAGTCAGTTGCCCGATAAGGTCTGTCCAAGAGGCGGGGGGACGGATGTGTGTGAACTTCCCCATACAGGGCGGTTGTGCCAGTATCACTAAACTGGCCATGCTGGATTCCTACCAAAGTAGGAACAGGCTGTATTCTCCCGATGACGTGCGATTTATCATGGCTATCCACGACGAGATTATGCTTGAAGTGAAAGAGGATATGGTTATGGAGATTGCTGTCTGGCTCAAGAGGATTATGGACAATGTAGTGGTGCTGGATATCCCGATGGTATCGGAGATAAAGGCTGGAGATAACTGGGCAGAGATGAGCAAAATAAAACTGGAGGTATAAAGATGACCGATAACTTACCCGACTTACTGAAAACCTTGTATGATATCCGCACCCAGAAAAGAGCACTGGACAAGACCGAGAAGGCCATCCTCGCCGACCTGAAGCCTCTCGTGGACCCGATGTTCGATGCCCTGCCGGATGCCCTTGTCATAGAGAGCGGGATAGCACTGACCCGTATCGCTGGCACGTCTTGCTCTATTCAAGCTGACCTGTTGCTGGAGCGGGGTGTCTCGCCAGACATCGTGGGCTACGCTACGAAAACCACGACCTATTTCAGTTATCGGGTAAAGGAGCAGAAGTAATGGGTAGTGCGAGCTGGATATGGATAGCCATCATTGGAGCCGTTATCGGGGTCTATTATCTCTACAAACAGGGTAGGGTACCGTGGTTGAAAGGGATAAAGATGCCCAGGCTCAAGGTGTTCGAGCCAAAGCCAGAGGATGTAGTCGAGAAGTTGAAGGCGCAGACGGAGAGGGAAATGGCCAAGGCTGAAGAACTGCGGGCTGTTCTGGAAGCGAAGAAGGGGCTGGCAAGGGTGAAAGCGGAGAATATCAGGCTCAGGAAAGAGATAGACGGTGTGAGTGAGAAGTCGGTGGAGAGGGAGAAGCGGGTAGCCGAGCTGGAGGAGAGGGAAGCGAAGAAGGCTAAACCGAAGAGACTGTAGGGCTACGAGGCAATCGGTCTGGTATCCAGTGTAGGGGAGTTTCCGAGATGGGACTCCCCTTTCTTTTGCCTAGTTTTCTGGTCCTTTGGGTAGGGGGCTTGACAGGATGTCTTTTGTGTGGTAAGGTGGGTAGTTAGATAAACTGGATGGAGGTTAGCGAGATGGCTAAGAAATCTGTGAGGGATATGACTAAGCAGGAACTGATGCTCGCTATTGCGACAAAGGTGGGCAGAATACCCAAAAGTCGCCTTGGTGCTCTCGAAAGGTCGGCGTTCGCACGTAGCCTGAAGTACAAAACGAAGAGCCAGTTGCTTTCACTGTACCGCAGTATACGGTAGCGTGGTTGATAGCTGATATAAGGCGTGACGATACTAGGATAGGAGGCTGGGGATGCTGAAGCCTAAAAGGATACTCAAGACCTTTACTCTTAACCATAAGCGATACCGCATCGTGGCTCTTTTTGATAAGGGGACGAAGGATGGCGTGTCTCGTGTTCTCAAGATGTATGACGGTCTTGAGACAGGAGCGAAGAGGTTACCGTCTGGTCAGTGGGCGGTCGGCATTCGCATTGGCTCTATTGGACGGAGTGGGTTGAAAGTGAGGTAATCCGCATATGACAAGTCCAACTAACAAAACAATGTTCGGTAAAGCCAAGCACGAATACCTCAGAGACATCATCTCTATCCGTTCCCCGGAATCTGCAACGGGTTCTGTCCGTGAGTTGACCAGAGAGTTCTACCGGTCCAAGACCAGAGCCAGGAAACTGCGCATAGCTCGTGCTACTCAGTTAGTGTCCAACAGGGCTTTGGCTTCGGCTAAGAGGCAGTCGGTATCGCCGAGAGAGCGAGGAGAGTTGAAGAAAGTGGCGAGGATATACAGGGATGCCGCAGGGAAAATGTTTGATTCTTATGGGAGGACGAAATAGAAGATGGCTAGGAAATCACAAAAGTTTGTCCGCCGATACCTTACCGTTCCCGAACAGCACCAGCTGAAGATAGCCCGTCGAACGCTCCAGTTATCCGATGTCGGGGCGAGGATACTCGGCGGGATGACTAAAGCCGAAGCCAGGCAGGTTATCAAGAAGCTGACTGGCAGAGCACCGAAGGAGGACTGATGATGGCGCTACTGAAGAACGAGGCCAGGGAGTGGAAAAGTCTCCAAGCCAAGAGCAAGAGACATGGGGTTTCGGTGAGGCGTGTCGGCCCTGCCAATGTAGTGTTTCCCCGTAGTGCTAAGTTCGGTGGTCCTGTTTATGCCCAGCTTGGTACAGGTAGGGCTACACAGATAATGGATGCCAGAGTCAGGGTGTGGAAGGGGAGGAAGTAGAAATGCCGAGAAAAGGTGAATACCAGAGACTGGTCAAGAAATACATGCTACAAGTTCGAGCCGTCCAACTGGATTAGTCCTCGTGGTAAAATCAGGGCTGGATGGTAAAAGGAGGTAATGGATATGGCTCTAACCCAACTAAAAGCCGAACAGAGTATCCGTAGTCCTAGAATAGATGGCAGACGCTGGTCGCTTGCCTACTCCTTTGACACGAAAAGAGAGGCACAAGCAAGAGCAGGCAGTATCCGAAGACACATTGTCGGGGGTAAGGCGAGAGTTCGCCGTATCCCTGATACCGCGCAAAGGGTGACAGGGACAAAGTTTGGTAAATGGGGAGTTTATACCCCGTAGGAGGGAGTAGAAAGATATGAATATTAAGAAATACGATTATCTTGTCAACGACAACGGCGACATCTGGATGGTAGAGAAAGTCTATCGGGATGGCGCAATGACTATCGGTCATAGCGATGGGAGCGAGATAACCTATTCGGCTGGCGAGATTGAGTCTTGGTTCAGGAAGCTACCGGATGATGTTGGGGAAGCGAACTTTGGCCGCTCTGGCTATGTTGACCCTACTCCGTACTGGCGACCGAAGCCTAAGCCCAAGAAGTCGTCCACCAAACGGAAGTCCACCAAGAAGTCATCTACTCCCACGAGTGTTAGAGGGATAAGGTAAGGCAAACAGGTAGATAAGTACGAGTAAAACAACCTGTGAAAGGAGATAGCGAGAATAGTGTGGATGCTTGAATGGACGTATAAAGGCAAGAAGCACTTTGAGCGGGCACGAGATAAGCGACATGCCAACCGCATAAGAAAAAATATACCTTTCGTTTTTCCGGGCGCGGTAAACATCAAGCTGGTAGAGGCAAAAGAACCATCCTATGCGGAGATCCGTCGCCTGGAAAAGGCGATGGGAATTAAACAGTAACGATGATGGTAGGTAAAAGAGAATAGTAGGTAGGAGAGAATGGTAAAGAAATATATGACTGTCCAGTATGCGACTGGTAAAGAGAGATTACGTCTCGGCTGGTCTACTCTCAAGTTCGATGGCAAGGAGTTCCAGTTGAGGGAAGTAACTACCAGTTTACCTGAGGCAAGAGCGTTTGCTGCTAGGTGGAGGCGTGAAGGGTACAATGCTCGCATCAATAAAGGGCCGGGGGTTCGTGGCTCAAGGTACACTTATGGTGTTTATGTGGGAAAGGCTAGGGGAGGCAAGTAATAATGGCAGAGAAGGTTAAATGTCCGGAATGCGGTTCTACTAAGACTTGGCTGAAGGGCAAAGTTCCAGCCAGAGGTGGACCGAAACAGCGGTATGTGTGCTACACTTGCGGCAGGACTTTCTACAAGCCCAAGGTAGAACCGAGACCGAGGAAGTCCAGGTCCAGTAAGAAAAAGACTGGATAGCCAAGAGGAAGGTTAGTAGTATGAGAACTCGGGTAAAGTGGGTTCCTTATCGCGATTTGTCAGGCACACAGAAATTGTCTGTTCAGGCAAGGTACAAGCGCCCATGGGCTGCCGATGTCCAGAAGAGTATCACTTACCTGTACCGGACTTGGCGTAGGC